AACAAGCTAAACTTCATGCCTTACATCAGCACCGACCTGCGGGCCGAACCGGCGAGGTATGGCCAGTCTGTTCTGACTCGTTACATTACGCCGCCCAATGTGCTAACCTACGTGCCCGGCACTGGTTACACCTCGGATGCGACTGCGATCAGCAATTACATCGCCAACCTCGGCACGAACAAGGCCAACATTGGAACCTCGGTTTCAGGTGTGGCTGCTGATGTGGCCGGAACTCACACACTCAGCGCCCCAAGCACAACGGATGTGCCTGTCATCATCAACAACCATACGGGTGTTGAGATCAGGTTCCCGACGAGCACAATCGGAGCAACTGTCCGTAACCTGTTCGCGGAACAGCAGGGCGCACAGATGTATTCACTGGCCGAGTTCATCAACAAGGTATTCCTGGCAACGGTATTCAGCGCCACCTGGAACGGTATCAGTGCCACGGCGCTTCCGCTGGGCGGTAACACGTTCGGACTGTCTGGTGTGGTGAAGATCAAGAACAAGTTCTCGATCAACAAGATGCCTGACACCGGGCGCTTCGCGGTCTTGCACTCGGTCTATCACGACAACATTCTGACTGATGCCAGCCTGCTCACTGCCAAGGCAATCCTGGCCGTGAATGGTGGCGAGAGCGACTTCGAGACCGGCGAACTTCCGACGTTGTTCGGGATCAAGGTTCTGGAAAGCCAGCTCGCGGCATACAAATCGGCTGGATCAGTGGCTGCGGCCTTTACCGGGCTGGTGACGCCTACCGATCCGACGACCATTGCTGCTGTTGCTCCTGACGGCATCGGGTTTGCGGGTAACTCAGCCTCGGCCCTGTTCGTGGCTCGTTTGCCGCAGGATTATACCACGGTCCTTCCCAACATCCCGGCCACAGCAGCAATCGAGATCGTGACCGAACCGGACAGCGGGTTGTCTCTCCTGTTCACCAAGTACGTGGATCATTCGCTGGCCGAAGTGAAGGCGCGCTGCGCCATCATGTTTGGTTTCGCGCAAGGCGATCCTCGGCAGGGTTTCGTTCTGACACCATAACCAGTCCCAAACACAATCAACAGAAAGATCAATACAATGAAAAAGAATCTGTTCACAGTTCTCGGGTTGCTTGGGGCTGCCACGGGTGTAGCATACCTGCTGGCGTTCCTGTCATCCTCGATGCACGCTCAACCCGCCCCCGGAGGCGGGATCATCGGCACACCATCCACTCTCATTCTGAGTGGGTCTGGAAACTGGACCAACCGCATTGCGGCGTCCACCTCTGTTACCAACACGGTGAGATACGACACTGGAAACGCCCTAAATGTCTATGTGCAATGGGCGCTACAGGCCACCACGGTAGGGCCGACCAATTGCACATTGGAAATCCGGCGCAGCGTGGACGGCGTATATGCAAACGCTGAGCTCTGTTGCCTGCTCACGAACACGACCAGCGCAACGGCACTGACCACGACATACGTTTACACGAACCTAAACGGGAATGTGACGGTGGGGGGCGCCAAGTATCTGTTCTTCAACATCATGAGCAACGCCACGGCTGGCGGGTTCCTGACGAACTATTCCGTTACAGTCAATTCCAAATAACTTCTCTCGGGCACGCCGCGCGTTGGGGTTATACGGGTTCTCCGACGCGCGGCTCTTAGACTATGCCAAATCCAGGGCAACCGTGGGTGGTAGTGACAGCCGATAGCATACAGACTTGGCTATCAGCCACGCCTGTCAACGCGGCTAACGAGACAGACCCATCCGGCCTGAACAGGTTGGAACAGGTCTTGATTGATGTGGTTGAGCGGATCAGGGGCACGATCCTGACCGCCGGCCGCATCCCATTGAGCCTGACACAAGGTCCGGTATCCCAGGACTCGAAGTTCAATGTCAAGTCTGTGCCACCTGAAGGCAGGCAACACACCAAGGTATTGACCGCGGCAAGTGCTGTGGCAGCCATACCTACGCTGTGGGCATTCTGCGAGTCCGATGTATTCAAGCGCCAACTGGATGCGGCTGAGAAGTGGATTACGGACGTCCAGGAGGGCGCCTCAGTCACGTTGCCAGTTGATCCTGACCCAGACACAACCCCGAGCGGCACTGAATGGGGAGATTATAGCGGTCAGGAGGTTAACGGGGTTGGCGGCTTGATAGACATGAGCACGGACCAGGCGATACCGGCCACATGAAGCCAGACATGGACATCACAATCGAAGATCAGGCTCAGGACGTCCTGGGCCGGATCCAGCGCATTGTTGATGAGGAATTGATCGTCCGCGCGGTCAACCAGTTCCCGGCCAAGCCTGACACCCGGAACATTGCCCATGCCAAACGGGTCATCCTGCGACATGCCCAGCTTCAGAGCGTTGGCAACTGGATTCAAAGCCGGGTGGATAGGCGCCTGTCCAAACTTGAGGATGAACTTGTCAGCGAAACACGGAGCATTGACCCGACTGAGGATGAGGCCAGAACCGAACGGCTACTTGCGGTGGCAGACAAGAGCATCCATGCGGCGTTCGATGACATTCGTAAGCAGGTTGAGAAAGATGCCATCGGCGCGGCCGAGATCGTGGCCGAACGCGCAGCCAAGAACCTGAAGGATCATCACGGCATCAAGGCTGAGGCTCCAGAGCTTGACCATTTCAGCGATGTGCCGGTCCTGGGCCTGACGCTGCAGGAACACCTCTCAAAGCTGGCCGACGATGCTCTGGTTAGGTTCACGGCCGCTATTCGTGCCGGGGTCCAAGCTGGTGACACCCTGGCCCAACTCGTTGCGCGGATAGAAGGCAATGGCCAGTCTGTGACCGCCAGCGAGCCAGTCAAGGCCGATGACGCCACATCATTTCTGATCCGATTGCGCCTCATGGATGCCAGCGAGATGAGCGTCAACAAGGTCATCCAGGCCGCTCTGACCATGTTCGCTAACAATGCCGAGCAAGAGGTTCTGGAAGGATCAGACGAGGAGGATGAAGATGGCGAAGAAGTCAACATGGGCTGGCAATGGATGGCGATTCTGGATCAGGCCACATGCCCACAATGCGAGTTCTACGATGGCAACCGATGGGATTCGGAGTTTGAGCCGGTGGATGATGCGCCGGAGTTTCCTGATGAACCGCCGCTTCACTTCAACTGCCGTTGCAGTCTTGTCCCTTCCAACCTCGACGATGACCCCGAGAAAACACCCGACTTCGAGCATGTCCTTAATGGTTACACGCGCAAAGAAAAGCTCGAAGCGTTTGGTGAACAGGCATACACCGCATTTCAAAGAGGGGATATAACAGCGAATCAGCTTATAGGGCAGAGAACAAACCTATTGAGTCTGAAAGCGTTCGGGGAGGCCGAATGATTGCTCTTGGAATATTCATCGTGCTGGCTTTCTTCGCCGGGCTATGGGTTGGCACCCAAATGAAAGGGAAACCATAATGGGACCGGACATGGAAATAAACGTCCTGAGAGACACAGCCACGGCTGCGGTTTCCGATCTGCGTCACAAGATCACATCGGAGCAACTCAAAAAACGTGTTGGCAATGATTGCGTGGAGCTAACCCAAGAACATCTCAAGGCACTTGACCCAAATAAAAACAACTGGCCGACAACTGGCTTTTATGCCGGGGCAGCGGACGGAACAGATTTTGATATTCTGGACGACGGCATCCTGATCTACGTTGACAACAAGAACGCAAAAGGAGCCATGCGGCAGCGGTTCCATGGCGGCACGATCAACAAGCGGGACAAGATGCTGACCATACCCGCGCGCGCGGAGTTCTACGGCATGAAAGCCACGGACTTTACCAACCTGCGCCTGGCCATATTCGGCAGGGGGGTTCTGGCCCTGGTCATTGGCGAGGGAGGCACAGGTAAGGTTAATTTCAGGACTGGAAAAGAAAGGGCCGTGGCAGGCGCAAGCTCTCGACAGGCATCAATGGTCGCATTCTGGCTGCGCGACTCGGTTCATCAAGACCCTGACCCTGACGTTATTCCAACCAGATCGCAATATGTTGGCACTGCCATTGACTCGATTATGGAGCTTATAAAAGAATAGAAGTGAATGCTCGACCTCGTTCAAGCTCAAAAAGACCTGACCGCCCTCGGCGCATCGTCGGATCAGCTCATCTCGGTGGGCGTGGTGTCCTATCGCCAGCTTCGGATAGACAACGAGACGGATACACGCAAGGTGCTGACCAGCGCACGCAATGGCCGAACCGGAGCAGGGCTGATCGTCTGTATGCCAGAGGCTTCACAGAAGGAGAAGAACATCACCGGCCCGGTGCTGGACTGGGTATTCCCTTTGGTCTGCATGGAGCAGCCTTTCATCAACATGGATAAGGTTAACGGCACATTAATTCCATGCGAGGAACTGGCTCAACGGGTCATGGACATCTATCACCTGTTCGCGGACGAACTGTATGGCCAGTTTTACATTGGGGAAAAGGCT